TGACTAGTTCCTGCTGCTCTTCCCCTGTCACTCTTGCCCAACCGTCGCCCATGAACACGTTCACCTCAGAACGAATTCCAAAGTCAGGCAGATAGATTCCTGGCTCGATCGAGAAGCACGTGTTCGGGACGATTTGACGATCGTCGTGAGATTCGAGGTTATCCATGTTCGCGCCTGTCCCATGTACATCCGTACCAATGCTATGGCCTGTCCGATGGAAAAAGAACTCGCCGAAGCCGTAGCTTTGGATGTGCCCTCGCGCCACATCGTCGACCTCATAGCCGGCTGTGCGCTTTCGGTCTGCCGCCCTTGCGATCACGAAATCGGAAGCTTCCTTCCGGGCGCCGATGACAACGTAAGAAACATTTTGGATCGCGTCAGGAATGCTATTCTCACCACAAAAACCGGTCCACGTGATGTCGTAGTACACTGCTTCCGGCTTTGCCAGCTTGGCCCAAAGATCGATCAGCAACAGGTCACCTATCTGGATGGGCGACGATCGATCTTTTCCCGGCTCATAGTGCGGATCGGAAGCGTTGTTGTTGACCGCAACAATCGGCCCGTGGTTCGTCGTCAGGCCGGCGTCACCAAATCCCTTCCGAATGTGCTGTTGAACTTCGTATTCGCCGATCTGATCCGCTGCTCGAAGGCGATTGGCCACATAGTGAAAGGCATCGCGGAGCACCCTATCAACCAACTTGCCGGCCTCAATGTGCATGTCGAACTGCTCATTAGTCCATCTCGCTTCAAACAACTGAATCAGGTCAGCCGAACTTACGACTTCGACACCCGCGCTTCGTACCAGTTCGATGGTCCCCGCATCGACCATTGATACGTAGGGGATCGCACAGTTCTGGGAATACTGCATCGCTACCCGGGCTGTCCCAGCCAACACATTCTGGAGCTTGTTCTGTTGATCCGCCCAACTCGAGTAGATGTCCTGAAGACCGGGAAGGGCATCCAGACTGTGGCTTTCAATGCGATGAACCAACTTGCGCGGCTCACCGTCAGCGGGAACAAAGTAGTACCACCGCCGTGTAGGCTCGACGCCATCTGGGATGCCGAGAACACGATACGCCAGCGGGTCCCTGCGATGATGATCGAAAAAGAGCCAACCGTCAATCTTGAAATCACGCAGAGCTCGCTGTATCTGATCGATTTTCATGCAAAAGCAATTCTATGCAGAATCAAACTTGGCTAGCGTGGCTGGTGAAGGTGGCGGAGTGAGGAGACTGATGGCAATCAGGCTGGATATAGACGCCAAAAGAGCGGGGTATACTGCATCGATCGGGCCCATATACGTCTGAATTCCATGCGGGCCATACTGCTGCAGTAGTTCCCAAAAGACTGTAACGACAGTGCCGAGCACGATCGAAGCGATCGCCCCAGCGGTCGTCGTACGACGCCAGAAGAAAACGGCCATAACAGCGGGTGTAACCGCGGCGCCATACACCGTGTACGCGTAGAGAGAGGCCTTCAGCACCGACTCAAATTGAGCAGCCTGAAGCACCGCGAAGAGGCCCAGGAGGACGACGATGATCCGGGAGACGATCAATGTCCGCCTTTGCGTCGCGGATCGATCGATAAACCGCTCGTAGACATCATGGATGAGATTTGTAGCCGGGGAAAATAGATAATTGTTGGCCGTTGATACGACTTTGGCAAACACTCCGCCCAGTAGAATGGCGCCCAGGATAGGCGGTAGCAATTCTCGCGCCGTTAATGGGATGATCTCTCGTGGCCGGTCGGTGTGGAGTTTCGAACTTGCTATTACTGCAAGTACAACGAGTAGAGTTTCCAGGGTTATCGTTCCGACGATCCAGCCTATTACCGACTTCCTCGCATCGGATTCGGACTTTGCGGAAAAGAACTTCTGATACATGCCCTGATTTCCGATGAGCAGGAGCAAGGTCGGCAACGCCAGGCCCAACGCATTACTAAGCTTGTAATTTCCCAGAACCTCGAAATGTGTCCGTGGCAAAGAGTGAAAGACAGACTGCCAGCCGCCAGATTTGTGAAGCAGAATCGGCACCGCGACAATGACGGTGCACGTTACCAACAATCCAATCACCAGATCCAGATACGCGATCGAGGCCATTCCTGCTGCGGCGGTAAAGAAAATTACGAAACCGGCAATGATATAGAGTCCCGTTCTGCGTTCTATTTCGGGAAAGATCAGATGGAGGATATCGCCGCCTCCGATGAACTGATAGCTTGTAATGATCGTGTAGGAAATTACGATCGCAATCGTTGCAAGGACACGCGCGGCGGAATTGTATCTCGCTTCAAGGAGGTCTGGGACGGTAAACTGTGCGAAATGTCGTGCGCGCCCGGCGATCACCGCGATGATCAGAAGACCAATCCAGCCTCCGAGAGGTTGCCATAGGGCAACGAATCCATTCTTGTAGGCATTTTCAGCTCCTGCCAGCAGACTGCCAGCGCCAATCCACGATGACAGTAGCGTAAAAACTAGGACCGGCCAACTCAGAGATCGCCCGGCTACAAAAAAATCGGCTCTATCTCGAACCTGCGTGGCCTTGTAAGCGGTTATTCCGCACAAGAGCAGCACGACGGCCGACACCGTGATCGCGTAGATCATGAATCGACCATCTTAGCCGCTCGTCATGCAAAGGCTGCCCCTCCGGTCAAAGACGGATGGTGACCGTCAAATCCCGCCCTGGATTAAGGGAACCCGTGTAATTCGGCACAGGCGTCAAAGAAACATCGAGCGTAAGGCTTGCGCCTTCTTGCAAAGCACCTATGTCAATTCCCTCTACGATTGGACTGGAGCTGACACTTCCAGAGCTGACGGCCAAACTGCAATACGGAACGCCATTTTGTCGAATTATCATCGCGATATCGTAACCGGAGGGTGCTTGATTCAATGTCGCGCGCACGTCCCGGACTGCATGTGCCTGTTCTATCGTCAAAGGCGGAGCTGCGTTTTTCTCTGTTGCCAGATATCCCGCAACCTGTATCGTGAACTGTCCGCCCGACAGCGTCCGCAGACCCCCGTCCGTTCCTGCTGTGTAACATCTCTGGGCCGTCTGGCCGCTACCAAACGAATTCGTGACGAAAAACTCCGCAGCGGAAATCCGTACATCGGGAAGGCTAAAAGTATGAAGGAAATTGGTCGAGGCTTTGCTCCGGAAAAAATCAGAGGCGAAGGGCACGATAATTGCGGAGCTTTTCAAGTCTAAGATCGATTCACCTGCATTGTGACTTATAGGGACGGAGCCAAGTGCGCCGCGAAGCACGCTACAAGTGCTCGATGCGCTATCGGTAGACAGCACAGTCATAAGCTCAGAACCGATTTGAATCACGTCGCCAAAGGCCGGGGTGCCGCCGTTTAGTTGAACGACAGCGGCGCCGGTATCTATCGGGGCTGCCAGTGTGAAAGGGCTCTGCGGATCGATCTCTCGCCAGTAGAATACTTGCAGTGTGCCATTCGAGATGGACGAGACGTTCGAGAGGTCATCGAAACCTATTCCGAATAGGTTGACTTCGCCTCCACCGGCAGGATCGAGAGAGAAACTAGGAGTGGGTGCAACTCCGATGTCAGGATTGCCACCCCCTAAAGCACAGACAGTCAAGGGGCACAGCGCCGGGTCACTCTCTAGATTATTTACATTCGCCGCTCTTCCCGATATCTGAATGAAGGTTCCGGACTGATACGGAATTTCGAACTGTGCGGGGCTGGTGGTTGAAACGGCAGCAAATCTCCAGGACGGCTCCGTGACCGCGAAAGTACTCGTGGCGTCGGGCACGACCGACCATGCCGGCGTAACTGAAAGGGTTGTTTGATTATTCCCAGTAATCGATCGCTCTTGTCCGCGTCCGGTCCCTTCCAGAATGCGTACGGTCATTCCGGCATATGCTCCTGGACTGGCGCCCAGATTTTCCCACCCGACGCCGTCGCCGGAAAAGATAGTTGCGGGCATCTGTGCGGTGTATTGATACCGGTAGTAAAAGTTCGCATGATCGTAGCTTGCATCGGGAGGTCCGATCGGCTGATAGGGCGCACCGGTATCAATGTAAGATCTTTTGCTGTTATCTATAGGCACGCTCGATGCGATGCGATAGAGCACCTGCGGTGTCGCTCCGCGATAGATGTGGAAAGATACAGCGACGTTCGGAAAGCTCAATCCTTCAATCGAGACCGCGTTTGTATCGGTTCCGGTGGGAGTCAAGGCTGGCACCGTGAACGATAGGGGGCCTTCATTGCCTGCTATGTCCGCAGCACTGACTGCGTAGTAAAAAGCTGTCGAACCGGGAAGCGTACCACCGGTTGGGTCATATTGTGGAGAAAGACTTACAAGCGGCACATTCGGGGACGACGCACTAGGTCTGCTGGGCTCGCTGAATGAGACCGACAAGGTGTCGGTCGCGCTACCGTCGGTAGCGGCCTGGATTTTTTCTTGTATGCCAAAATCGAAAAACTCAATGACCCCCTGTCTGTTTGGGTCTGTATGAGCGGTAGTTCCAATTAATGGTCGGGGCGCCTGAACCTGAGTACCAGGCTGACGTCCGGCCCCGCCGAGTATCGCAGGGTCATCGCTGTACCAAGCATCGTCATGTACCTGCGCCAGTATCGTAACCATTTGGTAATTCATCGACGGGGAGAGCTTTGTGACTCGAAACAATGCGCGGGCTAAGCCCTCTCTAAGGTACGTAAGAGCAATGATGTCGCCGGGCCTGACCTTAAGAGCGCGAAAGCTGGTCTGAAATTGGACGAAAAGGTTGCCCTTAGTAGATTTATCTAATTGTCGGCTGAGAACCCTGGTTGCTTGACTGAAGTTGGCAATTCCTAAAGCCGTCGACTGGCTGCTGATTTCGTATCCAATCAGAGCCGAATCATCGGCGTCAACCAACGAAAGACTGTCTTGCTGATATTCGTTCGATTCGTCCTGGAATTCGACACTAAGGCGGTTGGAGGTCTCCGATATGGACCGAGACGTTAGGCGCAGCGTAGCAGCTCCGTGAACATCTCTGGCAATCCCGGAGAACGGACCAGATGAATCGCTGAATTCATAAGCTGGCCAACCGCCGTTAATAGACTCCGTACTATTGCTTCCATCCGGAGGATTTGCTTGCTGAGAAGCAATCGTCGTTTCAGGTCGCAGTTCAAGCAGTCCGCTCGTCCCGTAACGTAACATCAAACTGGACGCAACCCGAATTCCACGTATGACTGTGGCGGCACTCTGCCGTTTGGTAATGATCAGGTTGCACTCGTATCGGGGTACTTGAATACTATTGGCATTTAGATCCGTTGTACTGATTAGTTCCTGACAAAATGCAGCGGCCGTCTCAAATGTCGTCAGATTCAAATCAGCAAGCGACCACCCGCATCGGCGAAGGAGATCCAAAATAACCCACGCGGGGTTGTTCGTATACCCTGTCGTCCCGATGCCGCCATCGTACATATCTATTTGAAGGCCTTGTAACAAAACCTCAACTGTGGGAAGGGACGTTCCGCTGCTGATCCGGTTGGGAACAACGACTGAGAGCACGCACAGACTTCCGTACGGATCTCCTAAGGGGTTTCCGCTGGCATCTGTAAAGTCCAGGTTAAAGTTCCCTTGCCTAGCTCCTGAAGTGACCAGCGAATACCACCCTGTGCTCGTCGTGTCTTTACCCTGGTCCGACGGAATTTCGACATCGTTCACAACGACCTTTAAGACGCTTTGCACCGGCCCTGCGCCGAGTAGAACCTCCATATGAGTGAGATTTCCATCGTTTCGCGCAAAAATGACAGGTGCTTTTAACCAGCCAACTCCATAAACCAGAGGTACTGGGTCATTGAATTTTGCCGCATTGTCCAGAAGCGGAGAAAGATGCGACGTCTTGTCGCCGGATGTCCGAACCATGACAGCGGATGGGACAAATTCGAACCCTCCGAATCTTCGCGTGTTACTCCCGCCGGCATCCCGATCGAACATGCCTCGTTGCTGGCACTGTCCCCTTGATTTATCGCACGACGTGAAGGCCTGCTGGCTCGTACTCAAATTGCCTTGACCTCCCGGTTGATCGGCCGAGTACCCGCATCGATACCATCGGGAATATGAACCGTGGACGCCTCCATCCTTCGCTTCAGACCTCTGAGCGGAGATAGAGGGAAAATTCCAAGGGCATGACCTCTGAATGCGAATCTCGGGAATCGGAATTCGCTGTAAGCTGAGCTTGTTCGTAAAGGTGAGCGTCAGGCTTTCTTCAGCAATTTCATCGGGGTCGGCAGCAATTCCCCGAAATAGAATCGTGCTTTCAGTGGTGGTGATTGCTTCTGTAAGATCAACAAACGAAAAATAGACTGTAAGTTGAGATCCCTTGAATCCGATCGCAGCATTGAGTTCCGACAGAGCCGAATCCGCATTCGCAAGAGTCAGAGACAGCTGCGAAATCCCGTCCATGGCGTCGTCCGCCGAAAGCTGCAGTTCGAACAGGTTATGCTTCAGAACCCGTGCGGAGTAAGCGTTGCCATTGAAGATGATAGAGTGCGTGCTCCAATGTTGCACGTCGCCAGACGGCATGATGCACTCAAAGAATAGAAGCGGCGTATCAGCTTCGGTGAGCTGCTTTACGGCATTAATCGTATTCATACTGATCAGTCGGTTGTCTCGATGGTGAAGGTAGTCGAGAACAGATCGGGTGCGGTTGCTGCGATTGGTAGTTGCTCTACTGCCCAGTGCGAATTCGGATATACTCCCGAATCCTGGGCCGTGGCACGGTATGGAGATGGCGCTGGCTGAGCCTCTAATTGTGGTCCGAAGGCCGTTAATTGCTGCCCGGGCGAGAGGCGGAGACCTACTGCGAATTCTGTTCCTGAGTCATTTAGTCGTCCGGCTGATATAAGTCGGGCCCAGCTCTGCGACACACGTCCGCTGACGGTTTGTGTGGTGGAGCTGCCACTACGAATCAACGTAGCTGATGTTTCCTCAAGGTTCGCAAGATATATGGAAAAGCAGTAATGGAAATTCGATGGTACGTTGAGTGTTTGCGTGAGGGCCTCTGTGGATTCGCCATTGTTGGTGATCGTAAACGCATTCAATCCTCCAAAAGGATCTGCGGCGCCGCCATGAACAGTGATCGATGCCGACGGATTCTGCCAGACCGGTTGCGACAGGTCGGAGCTCCACAAGAGCATGTTGTCTGTTGGATCTATAAATGTAAACGCACGGAGAGGGCCGCCACATCCGGCGAAGTGGCTTTCTAAGGCCTGGATATCAGGGAGGGAGAGATCGATATAAGACAAAGTCCATAAGCGACGCGAATAGCCCGAGTCAACCGATAAAAACATGCTGCCGTCCGGCAGAATGTTCTTAATTGTGCGAAACAGTTGTGTCTTTTGGATCGGATATTGCACCAGCGCACCACTGGAGAGCTGTGGATAGTAAAGGTTAGCCATTGGTTTCGATCACCCAAAACGAGGTCGAACCTCGATCGATACCCGTATATTCGGTGAGGAGCGTAGAGGCGCCAAATCGGCAATTTGGAACTGTGGTTCCGCTGATCGGGTCGGGAAAGGAGAATGATGTGTAATCTCCCTGTTGCATAGCGAAGAAGTTCTCCACTTGCTCAAGTTCCTGGTCGGTCAAAAGGTCGAGTCGAATCTGCCACTGTCGGAACATCCGTCCTTGTGTGAAATAACGCTGGTCGGAACCGTCAAGAAATCGAATTATCTGTACTGCTTGACCATTGGTCTGCGGCATGGGATATTGCGCTACGGCTCCGGATGTGAGCCCCGGGAATGTGGCCATTTAGATCTCCGAAATAACATCGTTCAGGGAGCTGGAGTTGAGAAGAGCCTGCTTGACTACTTGAACAATTACTGATGCGTCTGAAATCTTCGCTGTAGAGGCGAAACTGCCGCTAGCCTGCGCTCCTGTGGACGTGTAAATTGGCTGCGAATCGGATTTGATCGACTGTTCGGAGGCTATTCCTTGCAGGACCGAGGTTGTTTGTGGCCCCAGATAGACAGTTTGGCTTTGCGAATCGGGCAATCGGAATCGGACTAGCGGAGGAGGTGCCGCTTTGCTACCTCCTCCAAATAAGTTAAGGACGCTGGACACCAGCGATCCCAGCCCGCCAATGCTGCCGAATCCGTTTCCTAGTGCGCTTCCGAGACCACCCGAAGCTGTCTGCGTAAGAAACTTGCTCCAAGTGTTTCCACTGGCTTGTACGCTGGTTCGGGTACTCGATGGAGTTCCGAAATGAATTGAAGTTGGAATTGGTGCACCACCAATCCCCAATGCTTTCGTATCGGCTAACCGGCTTAGTGTAGATGCTGTTGAAGGATTCGAGGTTGAGAGGGGAACCACCAGATTGGTAACCGTCACAGTTCCACCGGTCGAGCGTGTGCCACTCTTTGACCTAGATAACCGGGACATCAGACTAGCCATGTTGTCTTTGTTCGCCATGTTCACTTTCCCTTTGCCACTCTTGCTCGAGTACTAGAATCGCGTCGGCGCTCTTTGCGTCCAATGAAAAGACGCTTCCGCCGCCCGTCGCCTTCCAGGCTAGAAACTCTTCGAGAAAACCCATGCTTTCTGCGGTGATAAGTGATTTCGGGCATTGAGTGCAAACGACTTGCCCTCGGGCCCACACCGGTCGTACCGGCGCTTTCGCATCGATGCTGTTCCACGCGCAGTTCCTAAGCTTGACCAGACCGCTTTTCCGGCAGTCATCGCATTTCCACGCGGCTGGTGATGAAAATTGAAAATGGAATGCGATTAGGAGTTTTTTCTTTCGTCGTCCGAGAGACCGATTTCTTGCCGCACCGTCGCCGCAATCTCGTCTGAAAGCGCTTCTGGTCCACGTTCGATTAAAGTCAAATGTGTCCCTGCCTCCCCGTCTATTGTGAGTCCCGTCACCTCAAGCAGACCCCATTCAAGCAATAGTTGCTGCACAAGCAGTTCTGATAATGACGCCTCGATCTGATCCGCTGAATCACCCGCCTTAAGGAATTCGTGGCGAAGGGCCAACTCCCGCACGCGCTTTGTCAGTTCGATGCGGCCTGCAAGTGACACGCGCCGTGTGGCGAAGCGAACGCCAGGGGTGGTCTCGCTATCGTGCCACACGACGGTGGAGTGATCCGAGGAGCTATGCAAATGCGATAAAGAGTTCGTCATCCGTGGTCCCTTGTGCTAGGTTGCTGTTGAATTCCCATTGCAGCCGGGTCTCCGAATCATTGAAGGTGGGAACCTCCGGCGTTACCTGCGGCAGAAAGAGCCCCATAAGTTCGCCTTGCTGCTGGCCGAGCTGCAGCATCGCCGATATTAGAGACCGAGCTTTTGCTGCTTGATAGAGCGCTTTCGTTTGAACATCATCCTGTGCGAAAACTGAAAACCGGGAACTGACTTGCCTTAGACCTGGGGCGATTGCCCTGGGAAATGAAGACCCGAATTCCTGGTTCCGAACGTCTATTTGATTTCTAACCGCGATGCTCGCTGCAGTGAGCGTGAAAAACTGGCTTTCCGTCCCTCCCAGCCAGACTTGGCCTAGATGCCCGGGAACAATCGAATACCCAAATGCGCTGACCGACGGTTCAACGGGAAAGGAGCTCAGTCCCCCGTTTCCTTGGCTGAAACTCGCCGAATCAAGAAGGTCAGCAGCCGGCCCGCTAAAAGCTAATTCGTGATAGTCCCCATTCACGGTGATGTCCAAAGTATCGACAGCGGCGCCGGTAAGCACGCGGCTAACCGCCGTTACCGGGTCCCAATAGTCGTACACTGTTACACTGGGCAGCTCAGTCGCCAGGCGGTATGTAACTGCCGGACCGAGCGCCTGCCCAGGAATTGGTGCGGTAGAGAACCCGGCGTTAATGGTAATTGTGCCTGCGTCGACGATGCTAGTCACAAAACGAATCTCATTTGAAAAAGTGACTGCTGATCCTACCGCAAGTCCATGTGGAACCGTCGTCTGGATCTGTGTACCGTTCTGAACAGCGGTTATCGACAAGGTCCCACTGAACTGCGGGGCGGTACCCATTGCAGCACGAAAGAAAGGTCCGTACCCTGGTTCCCCCGAGCCGGACCAAGACGTCAAGTAACTACGGATCTCAAACGCTGTAAGGCGCCGGCCGGTTTTAGGAGCGCCAAGGAATGTCCTCGTACCTGTCTTGTCAAGGCGTTTGGTGCCCTCGAGAGCTTGATGAGCTTGGAAGCGAACGGCCGGAAAGCGATTCATCGGAGCAACGGGGGCCACTTGGCCATATGCTATCTCTGTAGCGACATAGAATCGGTTTGCTGTCGAAGATATGTAGTTCGCCATGTTTAGTCCTAGCTAAGGCTCACCTCAACGCTGCAAGTGATTGCCGCCGACTCGACAAATCCCAGGCCGCCTGTTCTAGGCTGTTGAAACTTCACGTCGTATCTTCCGGAGAAGAACATGCCATCGCTCCAATCTCCGACGTTTGCCCGCAAAATGCTGGTAATTGCTTCCACGTAGTAGTGGATCCAATCATCAGCCTGGGTAACTAAGTTAGCGCTAGCCCATGCCTCCGCTACAACGCCAACTGCGCCGGAGAACGACCGAAATTTCTCCCTTTGTGCATTTTTGACAATGTTGCTATAAAGGCAGACTCTCGGGTACAAGAGTTGAATGTCTTTATCGGCGACATCTGGCGCAACTGAGCTTATGACAACCTGCGCCGAGTCAATTGTCGGTATGCTTTTGTTTGCTTGCGCTGCTATTGCATCGATCTGTGTTTGAAGGGCGTTACCCTCAGTTAGCAGGCTGGCAACTTTTTGTGAGGCAATAAGAGTCAACGGTAACATTTATCCCCGCCTTATCTGTCTGGACAAGCGAACATAGAATTCCGGGGCTTGTCCGCCCAGCGCCTCGGGACCTTGGCTGATCCCCGTCGGCGGGAGTTGCCATGTAGCTCCCATCGGCAGTGGCGTGAAGTTTTGCCGAGTGAGGTCATTCTCGGTCGCACTCACGTAGACATTCCATCCAGTGGCAGCCGCCGGCGCACTAGTGACACCCTCAGCCATGCTGACCACGATTGTGGAGTTCTCATTCAAGATCAATCCGTTCACTGGACTGAGAGTACCTTCATGTCCTGCTGCGTCGACCCACGCGGTTTGGACAAACATCGCTTGTGCCGGGGAATTACCCTCCTGGACGGAAACTGATGGCAGCGCAGGACGGGGCAGAGGATTGTATACAAGGCCCACCCCCGACATGAAGTACATCTGAGACGCCTGATCAGCTTCGTTCTGATATTCCGTCCACTTGGCTTGAAATCGTGTGTTTAGTTGGACGTTATACGCTTCGGCAAAGAAGCGCGACAGAGAATCGAAGCAAAGCCAGCGGTGCAAAGAGGAGGTAACAACGACGGTAGATAGCCCGAACGATCTACGATTCAAATGTTGGGGGTCGGACGCGCCAACTTCTAAAAGCCACAGGAGCACCTTATCGCTGATCGCATCTAACGAGAGCGTTATCTTCGTATCGACATTAATACTGTGTGAGGAGGCGATTTGTACCAGCGAGGCTTCGAATTGGAGCAGGTCATCCAGCGCGACGACACCAGCGTCAGTAAAGAGCGCCATGAATCACTTCTCCGAAATAACGGGTGACTTGCTGTTTGGTTTGGCGTTCTGATTCCGCTCCGAAACGAAAGCTACATGCAACCGTTGTCCCAGATCGGCCTTTTCGGCGGCGGTCTTTGATTCTAGTTGGTGTTGTCTATGACGATCCCGCTCTGTATCATCGGCAAGAACCGCGCGTCCTTCGACGATCATCTTGGCCGCTATTGAGCGTGGCACTTCAGAAATCGTCCCCGCCTTTCCACCATCTGCCGTTTCGAGGCTAGTCACAATAGGAAACGGCTCAGACAAACCAGCCTCAACGTCGCGTATCTTTCGAAAGTATTGTCTTAGGTCCACAATGCATCCTTAAAAATTCAAAAGGGGAGTCCGACAGACTCCCCACGTGGTTCTGCTATGCTAACTGACTAACTGTTCACCTGAACTGCGAAGTTATTCCTAAGCACACCGCATCCGTACAGCACGTCAACAGTGAACTGTTGAGAAAGTGTGTTCGGCTGATAGCTCATGACGATACGGATCCCGAAATTCCCCATCTCGGCATATTCCGCTACTGCGCCCGTACCCGGAAGGGGTTGGGGCAGTCGCCTTATTACCAGTCCGAGAGCATCTCGCGTAAATGCCAGGTTGTGAATATTTGGAGTGGCGGTTCCAGTGACCGGGACAAACTGAGAGCGGAAAATGAAAAAGTCCTTCATTTTGCCCACATTCCCTTCCACTAGTGCTTTTAGACCTGCTTCTCCCGATGAGTAGTATTCACTAAACCTCGGAATCTGCCGAATTTGCGAGTAGGTATTCGAGTCGACCACCAGATACTTCGGCGCCGTCGGAGGGACTTTTGCGCTGAATAACGCAGTTTCTGCGGCATCGATAGTACCTTCTGTGATTGCCGTTCCTGCCGAACCGACCGGTGTATTCGCCGTAAACTGACTATACAGATTTAATAGGTCACGCTCTACCCGCTCGGCGATAGCAACTACAGCAGGCTGCATGTACGTCCGAAGGAGGTCTGGAAATGCCAGCGCCTTTGTAACGTCCGGAATTTGGAATGAAGCCTCTGCATGGGTATTCAGAACGATCTGAGCGTTGCCGAGGTTTGGGTTCTGCGGAGTAATGGTGCCCCCTTCGGCGATGTTATTGGCGACGAGCACGGGTGGAATCGGAATATTAACCGTGTCCCCGGCATTTGCCAGCACAGGCTCGTAGTCGCGATTTACCAGGTTACCCATGACGAGGTTTCCCATGAGAGCTGGTAATGCATCGGCGGCTACTAGCTTGACGATTGCATTTGCCAAATTGGCAGATGTTATTGTTGACATAAAGTTCCTCTTATTGCTTTCACGACGTGCTTATGGCTGTGAGTTCTAAGTGTCGGCTCTTCTCGCATCGTCGACAAACCGACGCGCGGAAGAATAGAATCCGCCGGCATCCTGGCGGATCGATCTCAGCGGCTACATGCCGCGTAGCGCCTGCGACGCAAGGCGTGAAATCTCCTTGCGGACGCGCTCAAGATCTTCCTTGTTCATACCGGGCTTGATTTTCTCGATCTCTATGCCTGGCGTGCCGTCGGATAGTCCTCGGAGAGATGAATGAGCTCCGCTTCCGCCGGTAATCCGCGCAGGTAAAAGCTCCGGATTTTCTTGGACAAAGGTTGCTAGGTATTGCTGCATAGGCTTTCCTTCGGGGCCCTTGGCCTCCAATTGCCCGTTTTCCGTACGGATGATGTCATCCTTGACCGCTCGAAATGCGAGATCGATCTTCGCAACGCCTAGCCGCTGCAGCTCGTTTCGAATTTGCGAGGATCGGTCGGCCTCCTCAGCGGCAGCTCTCGCTCTTTTGTTCTCTTCCACCAATTGGTTCAGCCGTGCCTCTAGGCTTTCCCGCCGCCTTCGCTCATCCTGTAACTCGGCCTGGTAGGCTGGCTCGGCTTTATGGTGCTCTGCGCTCACAAACTCTTCGACTACTTGGCGGATGACTTCTCGAACATTTTGTCCGCCATCGAAGTGTTTCTCTACTTGTGTCTGATCTGCCATTAAACCTCTCAGTTCTTGACCTGCGCTCGAATCTCACGCGCAACTTGGTCTTTTGTTTCTTGCCGGGCGTCGCTCAGATATTTGAACGCCAGCCGTTCGAAGACTTGTCTCTTCAGAGTTGGCGAGTCGATGCCAATCTGTAGCAGTGCATTAGCCTGTTGAAGTTCCGTCCCAAAATCCGTAATGTCAAGTTCATCAAGACCCGAAACCGAAATCGCGAGCCCATCCTGGCGAGCGTCGCTGACCGCCATAACCGTTGCGCTGATTGCGTCTTTGACTGACGCTCCGTAGGCCCGAAGCACCTCTTGCGTGATGGCGAAATCCAGCTGCTTACTTAGAGCTGACTGAGCGTGGCCGCTAGCCATTTCTCCGGAAGCTTGCGACAGATAACAGACCCGGTAAATCTCCTCTTTTAGCGACTGCAGATTGTCCGCTGCAATCTGGTAAACCTTCCCGTCCGGTTCCGTCCATCCGAACTTGTCGCTTGGACCCAGTTGGATGAAATAGCTCTCGCCAACAATTTGGTTCCACTCTCTGTCCGAATAGATGACCGGCATTGCAAAGAGGCCCATCGTGATTGCCCAACCCAAGGCATTTGATTTGTTAAAGTGCTCGAGTTGAAGATTAGCCGCCTTGTTCATCAGCCACAATCCGTCGCTGAATTTCAGCGTGATCAGGGGGACGTGACCCGCGCGTGCTAGGCAGTGGGAACCTTGAGCGACAATTTCAATACTCTGCCCGCTCTCGCCCTTCTCAACTCGCTTATAAGTTCGATATTGATGCCTGTCGTAGTAGTACCAGAAAGTTTCTTCGCTCGTCTCCGGCGTTTCTATGCCGGGCTGGTGCCGTATCTTACGCCTCAGTACCACCCATTCATACTCGCCGCATGGGCCGCAACTCCAGTTGATGAGGTCTTCTGCCTCAAATGGGACGAGGAACGCTCTGGAAAGACCCTCGGTATCTTCCTCGGCCCGATTTTGCGGAAGCTTTAATGCTTGCGGAAAATCGACCAGTATGTGGCTAGCTCCCGAGATTAGAGTTTCCGTGAAGCGCCGCCGGAAGAAGTTGGCAAGTGTTGTTCCCCGGCGATCGCAATCATCGGAGAAACTAGCAAGAAAGCGGCGCCCGGATTCCATACCTTGGTCGACATGCACTGCAGGTTGCCTTCGGAAAAGAGTCGCCGCGTACCAGTCGATGATCGACCCAATATAATTCTCGTAAAAGACCCGGTGTAAACGCTCGCTGTATACATCCAGAGGCTCCTTTTGCCGCCGCAGGAGATATTCGGTGGCGCGGATCTTGAATTCATGCCCACCCACATATAAATCGCGATACATACGCCACATGAGCTTATGCCGCTTGTAATCCGGATGCTCCCGGTCGATCTCCGTCATTGTTGCCCCTTCTTGCCTTTTCTAGAAAAGGCGTTGGCCCATTTCTCCGGCCTTAACCTTCTCGGTGAATAACTCCCAAATTACGTATCCCAACGCATCGGAGGCATGCGTTCTTCGCGGGTCCTTGACTTTGTCAACTACTCCTGAGTCGGCCTTAAACATTACTTCTTCGAAATCCTTAATCAACTCCCCGCATCGTGGGTCGATTTCCAAACGCACCTCTCCTAGAGCGTTAGTGAGCAAGGCGTTGACTTTCTGAACCCGGCTCAGCACCGGAGGATTGCTTAGTGGTACCCGTAGTCGTATTTGCCTGAAGCCTGCGCGACGTAGGAAGGCCTGGAGCAAGGTGTAATCCGTTTTGCCAGTCGTATGCATGTTTCTGCCGCTGGCATCCCCAAAGACCTCAATCTGGATTGGATGGCCCTTATATCTATTTTCAAACTCAGCGCAGGCTTCTTCAGTCGTTGCCCGTTCGAGTACAATCTCGTCGATTACCGCCAGTTTTGAGCCGCTCCATTGGAGCAACACGGAACTCATCGGAGACACGTTGAAATCCAATGCCCACAATAGTGGCTTTTGCGGGTCGTACGTGTGCGGTACAACATGTACTTTCGGATCGAAGCAGTGGTAAACCCGGTCGCTGCGGCTGTTTAGATACTCGCCAAGCACTTCCTGTCGATAGAATCTCGGATCGTAGCTCTTCTCTAATCGTTCGTAGTAATCGGGGGTCTTGTCGAGAATATGTCGATTTTCGAACGGTTTGGCTTGAACGCACGCATAACCGGCGACTGGCGTGTGAATGAATCGCTTGTAGATCCAATCATGTCCTTGTGGTGTCCACACGCCGAAGCCGCACAGCCTTTGAGCTTTCGGGTCGCGGAGCCGCGCTTCGAGTCTCAGCCAAGCCTCTTCCCGTGCGTAGGAGAGTTCATCGATCGCAAACCACGCAAGATTCGTGCCCCGCAGTCTCTCAGGTTCATCCAATGATCTCAACAAGATGGTGCTTTCCGGGCTCATTACCGTGAGCTCTCCATCCGCTTTCCGCATCTCAAACTCGACGTCGCATTCGTCCATCATGCGAAGCAGGCTCGTTAACGTAGCGTCTCGCAGCATTGCGAACGTAGGCGCTGCCAGAACTCCTTGCCGGCCGCGGTTCACATACGCGTTCCTGACCGATTCGAAGCACAGAGCCGCGCTCTTCCCCGAGCCAACAGGCCCTGAGAATCCTTTTAATCGAGAGGGTAAGATTCGAAAAAAGGCCTGGGAAGTAAGAGGCACGTAGGTCCAGCACAGTTTGTCCGTAAGCAGATTGCTGCGCTCATCCTGCTCGGCGCAACTCACTCTCATCTGCGCTTGACATTACAGTGCGGCGCGTGCCGTGAGCTGAAAAGTGACTCGTAAGTCGCGCGATCCGAAGGAAATATCTTTTTCGGCGTTTTTGTGATTCTATGAGAGCGCTGCCGTAGATCCTTGAACTGATCGGGATGGGATCAGCGTTCCGCGCTTATAAATCGCAAAGAAGGTACGGCAGCATGAAGAAGTATATCGGGTGATGCACACCGGGTACTCGGTGTTTGTGAGTGTGGATGAGAGCGGGAGGGCCTCACCGCCGCGGCGTGTGGAGCACGAAGGCACCGGGCTACAGGAGTATCTAGCCAGCTTGCCGGCGGGAGTGGATGTCGCGGTGGAGGCTACCGGGAGTTGGTATTGGCTAGTGGACGCCATTGAGGAGGCAGGGAAGAAGCCGCATTCAGCGCTGGCTTTTGCGGCGCGCCGGATGTTGGGCGGAGGGCACAAGACCGATGAGATCGACGCGCGTCTGGCGACCCTACTGCGCAACGGCACACTTCCCGAGGTTTGGGTACTGGAAGCCCAGCTGCGAGACATACGCAGTCTGGTGCGTTCGCGTTTGAGATTGCGGCACCATCAGACCGATTTCAAGAATCGTGTGATTGCAGCCATCAACCGCTAGGATTGCGCGAAGCTCACGAGGAGCCGGATCTGTTTCGCGGCAAAGGCAGGGTGCGGTTAAGTGTGCACATCGGTCATTTGCCGGATCATACTCGCGAGGCGACCACCCGCGAATGGCAGATCGTGGATGAACTCGGGCAAGCATATCGATGAGCTCGATAGACGCATTTGCGAGCGAGTGGGCCGAGTCGACTGGAATCGCCTGCTGCAAACCATACCCGGCGTGGGCGATATTTTGGAGCCACTATTTTTCTAGAGATTGGCAAAGTGAGCCGTTTCCCTTCGCCACAACAGCTGGCCAGCTACGCGGGTTTGGTTCCGGTCGTGCACGCCAGCGGCGGCAAGACCTTTTACGGGCCCTTCCGCCAGAGCTCGAATCACTATTTGCGCTCGGCTTTTGTAGCAGCGGCCAATCTCATTGCTACCTGTCAGAGGCAGAAAGCCTGGGCGCAGCGCCACGTGATGCGCTTATATCTCAAGTTGCGCGCTAGCAAAGGCCACAACAAAGCCGCCGTTGCGCTCGCACGACACTTGGCAGAATCGGGGGATCTTAACCAAAGCACAACCTTATCGGGGGCCTCAGTCGACTGCTCCCAGGTCTTCGTCCGAGAACGGGTAAGCGCGGGATCCGTTGTAGCCCTTGCGAGGCTGTGTTTGTGATTGCGAAACCCGGGGCGAAGATGCTCATGCCTGTTGTCAGGGCGAATAGATGACTTGTGGACGAGACAGACAGTAAGAGGGTAGGGACGAAATTTAGAAAGAGCTGCAAGCACCCTGGGACTCCGTCTACTGTGCCCTGTCCCAGACCCCGGAGTTTACCGCTTCGGTGCTGGGATCCATTCAAAACTGGAAAGGGATCAGCGCATCCGGCCGGCTGATCCCAGCCTCTGGCGCGGCGCTCGGGTCATTCTCCAACGTGGCCCTATCCTCAGCCAGCTCGTCTGAAGTGTATCTCTATTGCGGAAAATCTCGTCAAAACCCTCGCCCAAAAAATCGCTCGACGAACTGCGCTCTCATAGATGACGCCTGCCAGCGATGGACCCTCTGTCCGATCCTGTTGGTCGTATCAAGTTTGTAGCAATTCAGCCTAAAAGAAACGAGACAGCACCTTGCTGCGAATTGACCGCTGTTTCCTAACAAGAATCGGCAAAGATCGTAGAAATCATACTGTATGGCAATCACTGGATCTTCATCAAACCGTAACGCAAACGCTCTATGCTCCATTAAGAGTGGACGTACGGAACACCGTACTTATTCTCCTTAGGAGCGTATGTTTGCTTACCAATGAGCGCCGATGTGAGTCCTCCACTCGAGTAACAAGGGCGCTGCTCCAATAAGCGGGACCACGGACAGCAGTTAAAAGAACCGCTCTTTTCAACATGGAAGAATGTGCAAACGGAGGCCTTCGTTACTTGTAGTAATCTACTTTACGGAGTCGTTTGTCGTGAATATCTCGCTCACCAACTCGACGTTGAGCCCCACTCAGGTTAATGCGGTAACACGGAGCCCGCATCGCTGTCGGTTTTTATCGTGACTGATATAAGCACGAATATCGATCGAAACAGATCGCTGCGGATCTTGGAAGCTTCGAGTTTACTGGGAGTCATCAAGGTCAACAACCCGCAATGATGGGGACAGGATTTTCGCCGGCCTACCGAGCGGCACAAAGGGACTGTATACACTTATCCTTTGCTGCGTTCTGTTCTCGCTGCATCAGATGTCAGCCGGAAGATTAACGGGCGGGTCGATTCGTATGTTGATCACGCCAAATGCGCTTCGTGGCGCAAAATATTGCGGAGGACACTTATGAGAGCTTGGTTATTCGTCAGAGGAGATGGAGCGAATGGTTTGCTCGCATGATTTCTTCTGTAGCAAGCAACTTAACTCCAGCTACTTCGGCGTAGAGGAATGACGATGGTTACATTTCAGAATCGAGTCTTGTTCGTCGGTTTCGGGGCAGTGGCACGTTGCACGCTACCCATTTTGATGAGACACATCAGTCTCAATCCCACGCAGATCACCATTATGGATTTTGAGCCAAATGAAGCTGCTCTAAAGCCCTGGATCGAGCAGGGAGTAATTTTCATAAAGGATCGCGTGACACCGGAGAACCTAGGGAGCTTACTTGGGCAGTACCTGTCTATGGGAGACCTTCTTATCGATCTGGCGTGGAATATCGATTGCTGTGAGATCGTTCAGTGGTGCCACGCTAGGGGCGTCCTGTATGTGAACACGTCAGTAGAACTCTGGGATCCCTATGCTGGAGCGGGCAACAAGCACCCGACCAGGCGAACTCTCTATTGGCGGCACATGAATCTGAGGCGAATGGCCTCGACTTGGGGCGAGCTTGGGCCAACGGCAGTGGTCGAACACGGGGCTAATCCGGGCTTGATCAGTCACTTTACGAAACACGCGCTTCTGGACATCGCCCAACAAGCCCTCGCCGAAGAAAAATTCAGTGAAGCACAGTCGGAGAAGATCAATCACCACGCCAAGGCGCAGAATTTTAATTATCTCGCCCAACAGCTTGGAGTCAAAGTAATTCACTGTAGCGAGCGCGACACGCAAATCACAGACGATCCCAAACAGGTGAACGAGTTCGTCAATACTTGGAGCATTGAGGGCTTCCGAGAGGAGGGCACAACTACGGCCGAGATGGGCTGGGGCACGCACGAGAAGGAGTTGCCGGCCTTTGCCTACGAACATTCGGATGGTCCTAAGAGCCAGATCTGCCTGGCGCGAATGGGCATTAACACATTTGTAGCGACGTGGGTGCCGCCGAGTCACGACATCCTTGGCATGATAGTGCGCCACGGTGAGGCGTTCACTATCACCGAGAAGCTTACAGTTTGGGAGGACGGAAGAGCGCTCTATCGGCCGACCGTCCATTACGCTTATTGTCCCTGCGACTCTGCAATTGCTTCGCTCAACGAGTTGCGCGGCTACGATTACCGACTGCAGCCGCGTGGCCGCATCATGACCGATGAAATCATCAGCGGAGCCGATATTTTGGGCGCACTGGTGATGGGGCACCCTTATCAATCATGGTGGTGCGGAAGCGATCTCGATATTGAGGAATCGCGGCGCCTCGTGCCGCATCAGAACGCTACCACTATGCAGGTTGCCATCTCGGTTGTCGCTGCCTGCATGTGGATGATCGAGAATCCACTCCGCGGGTTGTGTGTTCCTGACGACTTGCCCCATGATTACGTGCTGGACATAAGCAGACCCTACCTTGGTAAGTTCATTTCTGTGGCGTCGGATTGGAACCCGCTGAAACACTACTCTAACTTCTTCGGCGGATTTAACGAACCTCAGATCGACACGTCGGACCTGTGGCAATTCAAGAATTTTCTAATCACGGAAGGAGATGGCATTTGAACTCCAGCGCCGGGCCTGAGGTTTATGGCAAGTCTCAGGGTACTCTGCCGTCTCAACGTAGCGATTAGCACAAGCAACTAGGCCGAAGCAGCTAAACCATGGACCAAAAGACGCTCCTTCAACTGGCCAAGAAGCACGGCACACCGTTTGTAGTCGTGGATCATAAGGTTCTGAGAGAGAACTACGAGCTCTTCCGAAAGCATCTGCCACGTGTGCAGGTCTATTATGCTGTCAAGGCTAACAGCGACCCCTCGATCGTGCAAACCTTTTACGAGGCAGGAGCTAGTTTCGACGTGGCTAGCATGGCGGAGTTTTTGAATGTGCATGAAAAGATTAAGCATCTTCCGGCGAAAGAACGGCAGGACTTCATCTGGGACCGCATCATTTATGCGAATCCGATCAAGGCAACTGAAACGCTTGAGCAGTTAGATCCATACAAACCGTTGGTCACCTACGATAACCATGAGGAAGTGATGAAAGTCGCCCGCCACGCTCCGCACGCGGGCCTCGTATTACGTTTGCGTGTACCCAATACGGGGTCGATGGTGGAACTGTCAAGTAAGTTCGGCGCTTTGCCGGGCGAGGCCGTCGACCTCATTGCCTTCGCTCACAATAACGGACTCGTGGTCGAGGGGCTGAGCTTCCACGTGGGCAGTCAATGCACGAACCCGGAGAACTACAGCCAGGCGCTCCATCTGGCCGCAGGCATTTTTGAAGAAGCCAGGACGCGCGGTTTTGATCTCAAACTCCTCGACATTGGCGGTGGTTTTCCGGCCCCCTACGACGAAACAGTCCCGTCATTCACAAAACTTGCAAGAATGATCACGACTGAAGTGGACCGTCTTTTCCCCAAACCGCTTGAAATTCTCGCTGAGCCGGGGCGTTTCCTGGTTGCCTCCGCCGCCACTGCGGTCGCACAGATCATCGGTAAGGCTGTCCGTGGCGGCAAGCTTTGTTACTATCTCAACGACGGCGTTTATCACACCTTTAGCGGCGTCATCTTTGATCACGCGCAGTACCGCCTGAAGAGTTTCAGGAAGGGTCCCACTCAGATCTGCTCTGTCTTCGGCCCCACTTGTGACGCTCTCGATACGATCAGCCTGACCGAGCGGCTCCCGGATGTGGAGATTGGCGAACTGCTTTACTCGGAAAACATGGGAGCTTATTCGGCTGCCAGCAGCACGCACTTCAATGGCTTCCCGCCCGCAAAGGTCTTGCATGTGAACCAGTGATGTCGACAGCAAGATAACGCGAATACCATTGATTTCAATAGATAAAGTCTCAGGAAATACCTGTCTGTAGTTAAAAATCCGAAGACAGCAGGGTTATTCAGCTGCCGCCTGAGAGTAACAGTTACGGCGTTAGAGTTCGTTCCTCAGGCCTTGTAACGAGGTTTGGCGACACGCTTGATTCGTGGCTACATGGACTTTGGGCTACAGACACTGTCATTTGGTCCAAGCCAGCGCCAAAAAATAGAGTCAGAGTCACACATTATGGACTGGCAACTTCAGGGACCGCGGCGGAGTTGTCCCCACGCGTGTGGCGATGGCGGCGACTGCGCTGCGACGGTGTCATACTCTCGAAATCCAAACAAATCTGGACGAGGTGACTGCGGTGGCCGAAGAGTACCTTTGCCAGGCGAATAGGAAACAACGCGTGAAGAGTGCAAGCCGGACCCTTGAGCGTCTGGGGCTTATTGCCATCGCCCTGGCTACTACTTCGGCGATTGCAACTCCGGAGCTAATGGCGATTGATACTGTGCAGACTCACTCGGAACAGTCTTCCGGCGCCCGAACGAAGCCCCGATCGAATTCTGAAATCGCGAGATCGTGATCTTGCGAGGGGTAGTTGCTGGTCTCAGCCCCCAACAACGTGCCGAGCGTGCCACGGACCGTCTCGACCAGCTTCCCGTAAATGTGAGAGCGACCGACATCGTACTCGTTCGCTTCGAAGTGGAGGGCCAAGCCGGCATTGGATTCATCTACAACGGCGGCACTCTGCTCTTTCTCGGGCAAGATGACCTGGAAAAGGAGTCGCGCGCAACGCTTGAGGGGGTCTCGCAGCGGATTTTGCGGAACCTCGATGACGCACTCCTGGCGCGCGCCGCTGAACGATCGTGGCCAGTGATTCGTTCGGCTCTACTCTATGCATTTATAGCCCTGCTGTTCATGGTGCTTGCCGTTTCGCTCATTTGGAAATCCCATGCCCGATTGGTGGCGCTCCTTCGCCAGAGAGAACCATCATTCCGCTCGAGCTTACGACTATTTGGTGCAGAGTTTCGCCCGAACATTGCCGGTTTG